GCATGGATCGATCTTTCCAACAAGGATAAGGTCAATGACACACAATTTGAAGAGTGCAAGAAAATTGTGGATGAACTGGAGATTGATCCGGCCACAAGCGTTGATTGGCTCTTCAATGAGACGGAGAAATTCGCCAAGAACAGGGCCATCTACCTAGCCCTCCTGAAGTCTATTCAGATTTGCGACGACAAGGATGGTAAGCTTGATCGTGGCGCTATTCCAGACATCATGTCGCAGGCCTGTGCCATCACTTTCGACAACAGTATTGGGCATGATTATCTTGATGATGCCGAGTCTCGTTTTGAATATTATCACCAGATTCAGAACAAGATTTCTTTTGATATCGATATCTTAAATAAGATCACCAAGGGGGGCGTGTCTCAGAAGACGTTGACGATCCTGATGGCCGGTCCCGGTGTCGGTAAATCCTTCGTCATGTGTGCCTTCGCCGCCAATAATCTTCTTCAGGGAAAGAACGTCCTTTATATCACCTTGGAAATGTCTGAAGAGATGATTTCCCAGCGTATTGACGAGAACATTCTGGACTTGGACGTTGATCAACTTCTAATGCTTCCAAAGGAACATTTCGTTAATAGTATCAATAGATTGAAGGCCAAGACGACAGGACGGCTAGTCGTCAAGGAATATCCTACCCGACAGGCTGGCTCGGCCAACTTTCGGGCCGTTATCAAGGAATTGAAATTAAAGAAGAATTTCGTTCCCGACATCATCTATATTGATTATCTGAATATCTGTCTTTCCTCCACCATGAAGATGGGTGGTGGCAGCATTTATGAATATGTCAAGGTGGTGGGTGAAGAAATACGTGGTCTATCGGTTGAATTCTCGGTGCCGATTATCACCGCGACTCAATTTAATAGATCGGGTTATACCTCGTCTGATCCCGGCATGGAAGACGTTTCTGAAAGCTTTGGCACCGCCATGACGGCGGATCATATCTGGGCTCTCATGTCGTCAGAAGAGCTAGAGCGGGATCGTCAGATGCAGTTCGTTCAAATTAAAAATAGATATAACGACGTGAACACCTATAAGAAGTTTCTCGTCGGGATTAACAAGGCCAAGATGCAGTTGTTCAATCTCGGCGCGACAGACCAGAATACCATGTCCAACACTAAGGAAGAGAAGGAAAGATTTATAAATGATACTAGTAAGAAACTTGACAAGTCGGCTTTCAAAGACTTTTTCTAGGAAACCTGTCATTAACAAAGACTATGAAGAGGCCAAGCTGGTTATTCGTACCGATATCGAAAATATTTCAGAATTAATCAAAAAAGAAGAGAATTGGTGTCAATATGCTCTCGCAAAGGATATAAATAACATACATCTATTCGATCCTTCCAGTGCAGATGCCTGTAAGTTTTGTATTCTTGGTGCCGCCTATAGGCTAGATGCCGACACAAAAACGTTAGCTTTTCTTAACAGAATGTCCTATCTTAACGGATATAACGGAATCGACCGTTTGAATGACCAGAATAATTTTGAAGACGTGCAGGGGTTTTTGCTTGCATGTTTGAAGTCTTTGAAGTAGAATGATGAAAATGAAGAAGGAATTTTAGAATGACAAACACATGGGTAATCTCCGATCCACACTTTGGACACGCGAATATCATCAAGTTTTGTAACCGCCCCTTCGCCTCCGTCACGGAGATGGACGAGGCTCTGATTAAAAATTGGAATTCTGTTGTCGAACCTACAGATCGGGTGATTTGTAATGGCGACTTCATGTTCTACAAGAGTGATACCGGAATATTTCAACGCCTGAAGGGTTATAAGGAATTGGTGCTGGGCAACCATGACCATACGGCGACGAGAAATTTGGGCTGGAAGGCCATCCACACGCGGCTTGAATTCGTTCATAACAGCAAACATGTCGTGATGGATCACTATCCCATCGAGTCGTGGAACAAGAAATTCCATGGTTCCATCCATCTCTATGGTCACGTTCATGATGAAATTGGAGATTCCCGAGTCGCAAATATGGCTCGTCGTTATAATATCTGCGTCGAGATGCTAGATAACTATACTCCCCGTAACCTAGACTATTACACAAAGGATTGAGTTTTGAAACTTACAGACTATGATGGTGACAACCTAAATTTAATGTCGAAGATTGTTGGTGATTTCAATATCAAGCAGGGCTGGCGTAACAAGTCCGATGAAATCACCAGCATTTTGACTGAACACGCGCCTAAGCTGGTTCCGGTCTTCGAAAACTATCTCATTTCCACCATGATTGCCCTGATTCATTCGGAACTATCCGAGGCGTTGGAGGCGCAGCGCAAGGGCCTGATGGATGACCATCTACCGAACCGCAAGGGAATTGAGGCCGAACTGGCCGACGCCGTGATACGCATCTTCGATCTTGCCGCACAACAGGGGTTGGATATCGGTGGGGCCGTGGTGGAAAAGTTTCTTTATAACACCACTCGCGCCGACCATAAGGTTGAGAACCGTGAAAAAAGGGGTGGCAAAAAATTCTAATGTTTAAAGATTACGTAGCACCATGGACAACGACAACAGGAATTTCATCTATACATGTCGCGGATATCGATATAAGTTTGGCCGGATATATCTTATCTGAGTATGCAATAAAGATAAGTGACAACTGGAATACGGTTACAATCGACATGGAAGAGTGGGATTCAGTAATGAAAAATAATAGACTGATCCTAACAAGAAAATCCCAAAAACAAGAAAAGGAAATATAAAACCATATGGAAATTAAGTTAACTCATGAGGAATTGGCCAAGAAGAAATTATTTGTTGCTACGCCAATGTATGGCGGTATGTGTGGTGGTATGTATACCAAATCAATGGCCGACCTGACGGCCATCTGCACACGTTATAATATTGAACTTCAATTCTTTGCACTTTTCAACGAGTCTCTGATTACCAGAGCCCGTAATTACTGCGTCGATGAATTTCTTCGTTCGAAGATGGATTATCTTCTGTTCCTAGACGCCGACATCGGCTTCGATCCCGGCGATGTTATCGCCATGATGGGCATCATGACCGATGATTCACCATACGATGTGCTTTGTGCTCCTTACCCCAAGAAGTGCATTAGCTGGGAGAAGATCGTTCAGGCCGTCAATTCAGGCGTCTGTGGACCCAACGACGAGAATCCCCAAGTTCTGGATAAGTTCGTTGGTGACTTCGTGTTCAATCCCAAGTCGGGAACCGGCAACATTCCGATTGGAGAGCCTTGTGAAATTCTAGAAGGTGGGACCGGATTCATGATGATCCGCCGCAGCACCTTGGTCAAGTTTCAGGAGTCTTTCCCTCAATATATGTATCGTCCAGATCATGTTCGTACTGAGCATTTCGACGGTTCAAGAGAGATTTGCCAGTTCTTTCAGGCAGAAATCGACGTTCCTGATTTGAACGTCTTTAAAAATCGCGTCGTGATGGCGCTTGAGAAGACCAAGGAAGCCGAAGACACAAAGGTTCTAGCCGGTCTTCAGGCCGACTTGACAACGCTCTTAGAAGAGTATAACAATGCCTTCAGTCGTTCTTCTAAGAGATATCTTTCCGAGGATTATTGGTTCTCCCAGAAAATCCAACAGATCGGTCTGCATATCTGGCTTTGCCCATGGATGAAGACAAATCACACCGGCACGATGGTTTACGGCGGAAGTCTGGCCGATCTTGCGGGTATCGGCGCTTCTCCAACGGCGGAAATATCAAAACTTGGAAAAAAGAATAAATAACAATAAGATAGGTTAAATTATTTTAAATAATAACTACAAGTAGATGTTGCTCCAACAAAAAATAAAGGTAAGTAAACTATGTGGCCTCAGTATTGGATGTTGATTTGGAATATGTATATAATCATCAATGGATTGATACGTCTAATATACAGTTCTAGTGTTACTTTTTATGAAATTTATCACCATAAAAACTTCGATGAAGAAAGGAAGGGGAAGAATATCGGTACAGGACTTGTCTTCTTTCTAAGTGGGATTTTGACTCTCATCGTCCTTCGTAGTGGTGGTTTCTTCTCAGTCTGGGGTTGGTAATTTGAAGTTTACAAAGGCGTTTGTGGAGATTTTGAAAAACTTCTCCACAATTAACCCTCAAATGCATTTTGTTGAGGGATTTGAGCAGTCGGTCATCTCGGCTGCTGGAAGTGTTTTCGCCTCCACGAAGTCAGATGTTGAGGTCGAAACAGCATTCTCGATCTTTTCCCTGCCAAAGCTTCTCTCCATCCTCAGTCTTTATGATAACCCCGAAGTCGTCGTTTCGGATCGTTTTCTGAAGATTTCGACCGAGGGCAAGACAAATGTCTGTAATTATCAGCTTACAAAGCCAGAATTCATTAAATTTGAAAAGAATCCGGCCAAGTATGCCAAGATGACGAATGATGTTTCTTTTGGCTTGAAGTACGAAGATTATTCGAGTACCATGAAGCTGGCCAATATCCTGAAGTCGGACTACATCACCTTCCGGGGTAATGGAACCAAGATTTATCTGGAAGTGGTCAACGCCAACGAGAATGGCGACTCGGCAGCGACGCTGATCGGAGAGACCGAGGCGGTTTTTAAAATTGTCGTGCCGCGTGAGCTATTAAACCTAATTGATGCGGATTATGCCGTCGGCGTTTCCAAGAAGGGGGCCATCTCCTTCAAATCCGACAGAATTTCTTACTACTTCGCATATAACAAAGATAAGTCTTCGTGTTGATTTGCCTTCTCGCCTATGGACCCACGGTTATTGTTTGTGGTTTCTTGGCGTATTGTGTGACAAAAATGATTTTATTGTTTATGAAGGGATTTAAGGATCATGCAGGGCGATAGAAAATATTTTGGATGGGCCGACAAATATCGTCCAACGACGGTAAAAGAATGCATCCTACCAGAGCGTATCAAGAGCCTCTTTCAAGGATATGTTGATGATAAGAATATTCCAAATCTTGTTCTGGCTGGCCCTCCCGGTGTTGGGAAGACTTCCGTGGCTCTTGCCATGCTTGATGAAATTGATGCGGATTATATTAAGATCAACTCATCCCTAAAGAAGGGGATTGATGTGATCCGCAACGAGGTAATGGACTTTGCCTCGTCTGTAAGCTTCAAGGACGGCAGAAAGTACATTGTCTTTGACGAAGGTGACGGAATGCTGAAGGCCTCTCAGGAGGCGCTTAAAAGCTTCATAGAAGAGTTTGCTTCCAACGCAGGTTTCATCATAACGTGTAATCATAAGGAACGGCTGGATAGCGCCTACTTCTCCCGCTTCGCCACCATAGATTTCAACCTAACCAAGGAAGACCTACCCATTCTTGGTCGGGAGTTTCTGATTTCCGTATTTACTATTCTCGATCAGGAAAGTGTCACCTATGACAAGAAGGTTGTGGCCGAGGTTGTCAAGAAGTATTATCCTGACTGGCGTAAGACGCTGGTGGAGCTACATGCCTATTCGGTGAAGGCCAAGACAATTGACACAGGAATTTTGTCTATTTCCTCGGAAGAGTCGGTAGATGATATCATCGACCTTTTAAAGTCGAAGAACTGGAATGGTATGCGAAAGTGGGTCGGAGAGAACTACAACTCCGTCAATGATTTCAACGCCTTCGCGCGTCGGCTCCTAAATGGCGTCAGATTGAAGGTTCAAATTTCTTGCCTTCCGTCCTTCGTTGTGCTATACAATGAATATGACTACAAACAGGCCTTCGTGATTGATAAAGAAATCAATACCGTGGCATTTTTAACACAGATTATGTCTGAAATGGTGTGGAAGGAATAAACCATGTTGCTTGATCTTATATTTAATATTTTTTACGGTTTCATCTGGTGCTCCATATTTGTCATATATGGATTTTCCATCTTGGCTCTTCTTTCAGGAACATTTATGATGCTCCATCGTGAATTAAAGAAGGATGATTATATATATCTTTTCATGTTTTACTTTATATTTATTGTGATGACATATGCCTTTGTTAAAACCTTTTGAGCATATTGCGGCTCTCAGTAACCGTCAGGAGACGGAACTAGACAAGGGCTACGACAAATACCTTACGGATCGATTCTTCTCGTATCATGTTGACACGATCCTTTATGCTGCCGAGGCGGCTTCGTTCTCCAAAGATATCCCGAAAGAATTCCATAAGGATTTTTACTTCAACTCCATCAAAGGAAGGAAGAGATATTCGAAATGGTTTAAAAGTGAGGCCGACGAAAACATCAAGATAATATCAGAATATTATGATTGTTCCATTAACCACGCGGCGGATACATTAAAAATCCTTACCGAGGAACAGTTACAGTATATCAAAGAATGGTATGAAGAAACAATAATAAGAAAAGGAGATTAATATGTCTACTGTCGTTGATTCTCTCGTAGAGATTGAACTAAAATATGATGAAGACTTTTTAAAGGTCAAGGAAACTCTTTCCCGAATCGGGATTGCCTCACATAAGGACAAGACACTGTATCAGACTTGTCACATTCTACATAAGCGAGGCCGGTATTACATCGTTCATTTTCTAGAGATGTTCATGTTGGATGGTAAGGGCAAACATTTCTCCGACGAGGATCGGGGCCGTCGCAACACCATCGCCAACCTTCTGCAACAGTGGAATCTGGTCAAGATTGTCAATCCCTCCGTCACCGAGTCACCTGTGGCCAGCATGAAGACAATTCGTGTGGTTCCCTTTGCCGAGAAGCCGGATTGGAATTTTGTCGTGAAATATAACATTGGAGTTAAAGGCTGATGGATTGGAATTTGATTTTAACGTTTCTTTTTGTGATTGGATACTTTGCAATAGCTGCCTTGTTTGGCGGCTATGCGCAACACAAATTTTGGTCTGCTCCTATTGTTATATGTGGAGCGTTATTCTGGCCTTTCATGATTCCTGTTATTGGGGGGCTTTAAACTAGGTGTAAAAATATCGGAGATGTTCTGATGGATT